GGGATCAACAAGTGCAAATGCGTATGCGCTCGGAGATCTTTCTAGTGCTACTGTTGCTATCGATGTAGGTAGTAATACTGCAAACGTCGTGTTTGTATGGTCAGTAGATACATTTAGTGATAGTGTTGCAAATTCTACAAGCGCTATTACGGTTGGTTCAAATTCTGTTGCTACTAACATCATTACTAAAGCAGCTCACGGTCTGTCTAACACAGACACTGTTTATTACGCGGATGGGGCATCTGCTGCCGCTGACGGTATTCAGGGTCTAGACGAAGGTGAAATCTATTACGTAATTGATGCAAACTCATCGGCATTTTCGCTTTCAACATCGGAAGGTGGATCTGCTGTTGCTATCTCAAATGGTGCAGCAAACTCTGATGTATTCATTACACCAACTACTGCATCTGATCTTGGTCTTACACTTGGTGAAGCCCGTCTTGCGGTAACTGCACTAAGAAATAAAATCACGGTTGGAGACTTTGTAGAATTCGGTAATACTACTATCGGCACACAGAACCTTCAGGTTACTAGCCTTGGCACACAAGCGGATGACGGTACAAATATCTTCTTTGCTATTAATACTGACAAGAAGTTTGGACGTTCAACAAACTTTAGTGGAACATCACTTACACGTAAGTGGGAATTCTTTAGTAATGTTCCAAGTGCTCCAGGCATTTCAAAGGCAGTTTCTGACGCAAGTGGTACTGCAACTGACGAAGTTAGCGTATGTGTTGTAGACGAAGATGGTCTTATCACAGGAACTGCTGGCCAGGTCCTAGAAGTATACCACAATCTTTCTCGCGCGACCGATGCAAAGAAAGAAGATGGAACATCTAACTTCTATAAAACTGTTATTAATGAAAACTCACGTTGGGTTTGGGCAACACAGGATCGTAGCGGTGCAACTGCAAATACGATCGCCAATATTTCAGATTCAACGGCTACATCGGTTTATACTCGTTCAATGATTGGCGGTGTAGACGGAACAACTGAGTCTACCCTTACAATGGGTGCGCTTGGTTCTGCTTACGACTTGTTTGCAGATTCAAGTGATGTAGATGTTTCTCTGATTCTTCAGGGTAAAGCAACTGGAACAAATGATGTTCAGTTGGCTAACTACATCATCGATAATATCTGTGAAGTTCGTAAGGACTGTGTGGCATTTATTTCACCAGCGCGCAGCGATGTTGTTGGAACTGGAGTTGACGGAACGCAAGCACAAAATATTGTTGATTTCCGTAATCTCTTGAATAACACTTCGTATGCTGTCTTGGATTCGGGATATAAATATCAGTATGACAAGTACAACGATGTATACCGTTATATTCCATTGAATGGTGACATGGCTGGTATTACTGCAAGAAGTGATCTTGTTCGCGATCCTTGGTTCTCGCCTGCTGGATTCAGTAGAGGTCAAGTAAGAAATCTTCTGAAACTTGCTTTCAACCCAGATAAAGCTGAGAGAGATCTTCTTTACAAGAACGATGTTAACCCAGTTGTAACATTCCCGGGTCAAGGAACAGTTCTCTTTGGAGATAAAACACTCCTTGGAAGATCAAGCGCATTCGATCGTATCAATGTACGTAGACTGTTTATCGTCCTTGAAAAGGCAATCTCGACTGCATCACAATCGACACTGTTTGAATTCAATGATGAATTTACACGTGCTCAGTTCCGCAGCCTTGTAGAGCCATTCCTTCGCGAAGTTCAAGGTCGTCGTGGTATTACAGACTATCGTGTTGTTTGTGACGATACTAACAATACAGCGGCTGTTATTGATGCTAATCAGTTTGTTGGTGATATCTATATTAAACCAGCAAAATCGATTAACTTCATCCAGCTCAACTTTGTTGCTGTGAGATCCGGCGTCGAATTTACCGAAATTGTTGGACAATTCTAATAAATAGATTAAAACCAAGGAGAAAATAAACATGGCTTTTAATATCAATGAAATGAGAAGCCAATTAACTTTCGGTGGCGCAAGACAGAATCTGTTTCAGGTGAGAATTAACAATCCTGCAAACGGTGCTGGCGATCTTAAAACTCCATTCATGGTGCAGGCAGCTCAGCTGCCTGCATCTGACCTCGGAATTATTCCGGTGTTTTACTTTGGACGTCAGTTGAAGTTAGCTGGTGACAGAACATTCGCAGAATGGACTGTAACAATTATCAACGATGAGGATTTCCTCATTCGTAACGCTATGGAAGAATGGTCGAACTCGATCAATAGATTGCAAAGAAACGTAAGAGATATCAGTTCTTATAAAACGCAAGGTGAAGTAATTCAGTATGCTAAAGATGGAACACCTATCCGTACGTATGAATTCCATGGCATGTTCCCATCTAATATCAGTCCTATTGAACTTGACTGGGCAACAACCGATCAGATTGAACTATTCCAGGTAACATTCCAGTACGATTACTGGGTTGTTGGAGATAGTGCAACAGGTCGCGCTGGTGGTGAATAATAAGTAAAGTGTATATTTTACTTTTTTATATTATTGAACGGAGTTAATTTATAATATGGCCGAGCTATTTGGGTTTGAGATCAAAAGAAAACAAGAAGAAAAAGAGTATCCATCGTTTGCTCCTAAGCAAGAGGACGATGGAGCTCTTGTTGTTGCTGAAGGTGGTGCTTACGGTACATTTGTTGACATGGAAGGTGCAATTCGCACCGAAGCAGAGCTCGTATCAAAATATCGTGAAATGTCAATGCATCCAGAAGTTGAACTTGCTGTCGATGATATTGTCAATGAAGCGATTGTTATTGACCCGCAAGAAGAACTTGTTACAATTAATCTAGATGACTTGGATCAACCAGAGCGTGTTAAAAAATTAATTCGTGAAGAATTTGAAAACGTCCTTGGACTTTTAGAATTTCATCAACATGCTTATGAAGTATTTCGTAAGTGGTACGTTGATGGTAGAATTTATTATCATCTTATTATTGATGAACAGAATCCAAAAGAAGGTATTAAAGAACTTCGTTATATTGATCCAAGAAAAATCAGAAAGATTAAAGCACAGAAAAAGAAAAAGATTTCTTCTGATTCTCGTGAAAAAGTTACAGTTACTCAAGATGAATTTTATATTTACAATGAAAAAGGATTTGGTAAAGCACCTGCGCATGAAACGTATACAAACGTTGATTCAAAGGGAATTAAAATTGCGCCAGATTCTATTGTAAATGTTTCATCTGGTCTTGTAAATGTTAAAGGTGATCTGGTTATTGGTCACTTGCAGAAAGCAATTAAACCACTTAACCAACTTAAATCAATGGAAGATTCGTTAGTTATCTATCGAATCAGTCGTGCACCTGAAAGACGTATTTTTTACATTGACGTAGGTAATCTGCCAAAAATGAAAGCAGAACAATACTTACGTGATGTGATGACAAGATTTAAAAACCGTGTTGTTTACGATGCTGGTACTGGCGAAATTAGAGACGATCGCAAGCATATGACAATGCTTGAAGATTTCTGGCTTCCTCGCCGTGAAGGTGGACGCGGTACAGAAATTACTACGCTTCCTGGCGGTCAGAATCTTGGCGAGATTGAAGATATCATTTATTTTCAGCGCAAGCTATACAGATCATTAAATGTTCCTGTTACGCGGCTTGATACAGAAACACAATATAACTTCGGAAGAGCAACAGAAGTTTCTCGTGACGAAGTAAAGTTTGCTAAGTTTATTACAAGACTTCGTACACGTTTTGGAATGTTGTTTACTAAGGTTCTTGAAAAACAATTAATTCTTAAAGGAATTATTACAAGCGAAGATTGGCCTCTGTTTAAACTTAACATGCGTTATGATTTCACAGAAGATAATCATTTTGCAGAATTAAGAAATACAGAAATCATGAGAGATCGCGTATCAATGCTTCGTGATATTGATGATTATCTTGGTAAATTCTATTCGCATGAATGGGTACGTAGAAATATTCTGTATCAAACTGATGATGATATTCAACAGATTGATGCACAAATTATTGAAGAAATGAAAAATCCGCAGTTTAATCCTGATTTGTTGGCACCGCCAGCTGAAGAAGGACAAGAACAAGAGCAGCAACCAGCTACTGAAGAGCGACCAGCGCGCCAAGAACTACCTAATTTGCCTGATTTGGTTGCAAGAAAATAATTATGATTATAAATAATAAAAAGTTTGTGGAGAAAGAAATGGCTAATAACATTTATGAAAATATTGATGAGCTAATTAACAGCGCTGTTGATCAACAGCCTTCTCAGTTTGCAAAAACATTCGATAATATTATGACAGATAAAATTTCAAATGCACTAAGTGATTATCAAGACACTTATGCACAACAGATGTTCCAAACATCTGACGAAGACGATGACGATGATGATATCGACATTGATGATTTTGAAGAAGAAGATTTTGAAATCGAAGATTCAGAATTAGATGATGACGAATTTGGCGAAGAAGACTTCGATGATCTAGACTTAGAAGATCTAGAAATACAAGATACAGATTCAGAGGAAGACAACGATGAAGACGCTTAAAGACTTTTTAAACGAAAGACAGCTTGGTCCGATGGTTGTCAAGAATCCCGACGAGCAAGAATACGTCGATAAGCATGTTGTACAAAAACATGACGATCGAAATGGCAACGGTGATGATGTATTTAAAGCTGCTAACGTTAAAAAGGCTGATCGTAAAAAAGATCGCCACGGATACGAGCCGGGTGAAGACGAAGAAGTCTACGAGGAAGCCGAGCAGATCGATGAGCTCTCACAAGACAAATTAATGCAATATCGTAAATCTGCTTCTAATCCTAAGTATGGTAAAGATGAAAAGAAAACCGTAAATAGACTTAAAGGTTATTCACTGGCAGGCCGCAAAGTAAACCCAGGTCTTGCTGCCTCAATGGGCAAAGCACCACGCGTTGCTGCTAATGAAGAAGTTGAGCAAGTCGATGAAGGGCTCGGGGGAGCATATCGTTATAATCAAATGATGAAAAGAAAAACAAATGAGTATCTAGGAATGGTCAAAAAGCACCAGGATGCTGGCCATGATCTTCAAACTGCTAAGAAGAAAGCTTCACAAGAATATGATGCTTTGGAAGCTAAGCGCAGAAAAAATGCTCGACCTTTACCGCAGACGCGTGATTTGATGAAGAAAGAAGAAGCCGAGCAGATCGATGAGCTCTCAAAAGAAACAAAAGCATCTTACATGAAGAAAGCTGGTGCTGAAATTGATAAGCACTGGGATAAGAGTAAGACGGATGCTC